GCTTTTACTATAGGTAAGTTTTTGTGTGAGTGCGCAACAGACATTGATGAGTTTGAAGAGGACTTAGAAGTGCTTCTTAAATAAACATAAAACGACATTGGGGAGTTGAACCTCCTTGGGTAGTGCTGGCCTACCTTATCCCCAAAGCCAGCAACTAACTAATGAGAGAGAGATTATGACTGATAACGTGAATCACCCCGCACACTACACCAAAGGCGACATAGAGACTATCGACTACATCGTTGATGTTCTTGGCACACAAGGCGCTATAGACTACTGTCACGGCAATGTACTTAAATATACCGGTGGTAGGCTTATGAACAAAGGGAACTGCATAGAGGATACGCAGAAGGCTATCTGGTACTCTAATAAGATGATTGAGTTGCTAGAGAAGAAACATAAAGACGACGACGAAGAGTATTTAAACTACTATACTCGTACTGTTAGTGCCAATCCACCATTTAAAGTAAACTAATAGAGGCAGTTATGGGTAAAGGATCAAAACCAAGACCTATTGAGATAGGCAGAGAAGAGTTCAGTAAGAAGTTTGACGGGATAGACTGGAGCAATACGAAGGAGGGTTCGGAGAAGAAAGCCTCCAAGAAGAATGAAAATAAGATTCTTCCCAGAGGCCGTAAGAGTTAATTAATCTTCTAATGTTACTCTTTCCATCATTTTCCTAGTAATAGCCGCTATCTCTGAATTTGCCTCTTTAACAAATTGATCGCGTTGAGAAGGCATTGCTTTAGGGTAGCGGGCAAGAATGCTTCTACCCTTCTGAGTAGTTAGAAGTATGCTAACACCTTTCACTCCTCCAACTATAGGTATAGCAGACGAAGATGTAAGAGATCCAAGTCCAGCAGCTCCAGCAGCAGCAGTACCAAGCCCTGTAGCAGATGTTCCTCCCCTATTAACACCACCACCAGAAAGTATTCGTCTAGCCTGAGCATTCATGCCTATGGTCTGACCAGCTTGTGCTCTTGGAATGCTATTAACAAGCTTGATGAATCCGTTAAGACTGTCTTGCTCGGCCTTATTAAAGATAACCTTTCTTGCTGCTGAAGTTTTTTGAAGCTGACCTATAAACTGTTGAGCGTTAAATTCTCCACCTTTAGATGCGTTAGTCCAAGCGTCCTGAAGAACGGAATACTTTGCTGCTTGCTGCCCGCCTTTTTCGGTATTTGCAAAAAGCTGTTGTGCTCTTGCGGTTCCTGTGCCAAAAGCTTTATCTTGCTTAATAAAACTTGCAAGTATTGTATCGGTATCAATACCCTCAGTAAGAGATCGCTTTAATGCTCCTTTTTGAAAAGGAATTACTTTTGACTTGTAATTTGCATCTGCTTTTTTCCACATTGCAAACACGTCATCGCCAGCAGCTAATGCAGCGGCCTCAAGATCTTTTTCCACGGCTTTCTTTAGTTGAGTTAGCGCCTTAACTTCAGCAAAAGTACCTGTGCCATTTTTTACAGCATTCTGAGCTTGAGTTATTGTTTTGCCTAATTCAGATCTATACTCTCTTAACTGTCCCCAAGTCTTTTGAGCACCAGGATCAATACCTTTTTGAATATAGTTTCCAAGCCTGTCAACTATAATTGACATAATTGGGGATTCAGTCGTCGCGTCAACGACTCTTTGCGCTCCAGGTTCTGCTGCGTTTTTGCCCAATAAATCTTTATTGCTTTGAAGATTTTTTAATACGACTTTTCCCTCTGCTTTAGTGTATGTCAGAGGTACAATGCCATCACCTATTCTTTGAGTTATTGCATCGTATTCTTTTCCGCTTGCCGCTTTGTTTTTTGTTAAAACCTTTCTTAAAGAAGCTTGCAATGTAGTGCCAACGTCATCAACCACACCGCCGATAGACCGAACCATGTTATCTGCCGCATCTCTTAATGCAACTAGCTGTTGGTTTCTAAAGCCAGACATCCCTATAACTGGAACCTGATCTAAGACTGATTCTACTACTTGTAATCCTCTTGAGTTTCTGATTTCACCCAAAGTTGTCGGCACGTTAAATTTTGTTGAAAGATCGCCAATTTCTTTAGTAACCATTTTGGCAGCTTCAGACCTTCCAATTTTAGAACCAACTGCGCCCGCTGAACCCAGAGCAACAGTAACTGCTGCACCAAGTTTACCGCCAGCATATGCGTCTTCAGCTCTAGTAGACTCGTCTTCTGCGTCCTTAAAAAGGATTGCTTCAAGAGCTGCAAGGTCTGTAGCTTGCTTAGCAATTTGACCAGAATTTCTTAATTTAAGTGAAAAGTCTGCAAGGTTTGCATTAAATTTAGGTAATAGCGTTCTACCTCCTGAAATTGGGCTAAAAGCTACAGCGCTTACTTGTCCTCCAATATCCCCGACAGCAGAGGTTAAAGGATTATCAGATCCTCTGCGATCAACTTCCTCAAAAGCTTTACCGCTAAAATCTGTAAACCTTTCATTTAACTCTTTAGCTCCAGGAACACCAATATACTCAGCACCCTCAAGAATCATTTGATCAAGCCCAGCGCCAACTTTTAAAACGCCACTAGCGGCAGACCTAGCAAAATCTTTAAGCTTTCCACTGTCTTGTGGACTGGCCTGACTTAGCTGACCAAAAAACTCTTCAAAAGATTCTTTAGTTGCTGCCTCGGTCTCATCGTTAGCGTTAATAACATCTTTAGTATCTTGCGCTAAAGCGTCCAACCGCTCCCACTCGTCTGCAACCATATTAAAATCAGGCGTGCCAGCTATATCTTTGTTTTCGAGAAGCCACATACCAATTTGGTCAATATCTGATCCTAACTGGTAAAGGTTTTCTTCTTCCGGCTGGTTTGCAGAGTCCATTAAATCAAATGGCTGCTGTAATTCTTCAGTAGTTCTCATACCTATTGGCATTGAGTCTTCCTGTTGAGCAGTTATAGTCGATAACTGAGCCAGAGGAGTATCTACAGATCCATTTAGCGCCTGTATAACCTGATCTTCTGACTCTCTCACAGCCATATCCTCTTCAGTCATTGTGTTTAAATTAGCATATGGTATTGAATTATCTTGAGGCATTAAATTTGTTCCTATCGCTGTCTAGTATTGTTAATAAGTTCTCTTACATTTGCACTTAACACTGAATTACCAGTAGCTTGCTCTACGGGTGAAGATTTATTTTTATAGGCATCTTCAGACGTTCCTGAGTCATATCCATTCCTACTTAAATAAGATTGTACCCTACTATTACTTAATGCAAAATCACTCTCGCTTAAACTTTCATGCTTCAAATCACCGCCAAGCCTATCAAACTCATCCATTTGATATTTAGACCAAGCTTCTGCAATTGATTCCCCCTCTTTATTTACAGCGCTAAGTGTTCCATTAGAACGCTGCCAATCAGTAAAGAACCCATACTTGCTTCTTAATATTCCTGCTGCAATTTTAGAGTTTTTAATGATACGTCTGTTACCTGCGACACTTTTATCAACACCTGGAACCATAGCTAGAGCAACTAAAAGCTCTCGCTCACTATCATTACCGCCAAACATTTCAAGTCTTTCAGCGCCCATTCCGCTACTTGTAGAGATAGCATCTTCTCGGAGAGATGTTTGAAGCTTAGCTGCAACCTCTGCATCTTTGCTTAATCCAGGAATACCTGTCCCAGATAATTCCATAATATCAGTTAAAATACTCTGGCCTTTGGCTGCGGCGACAGTTAATCCGCCACCAGTTCTTAAACCTTGATCTAAAGCATCTTCAAAACGACGAAGTGAGACCTGACCTTGAGCAGATGCAATGTATTTATCTCTCATGGCTGCTAAGGTTTGAGCATCAGATTTAGATGACTGTTTGGCAAAAGACGCTGCATCAACTGGTAATTCTCCAGTGTTGCCGCCACCCGTGTATTTTGGAATTTTAGATGATGTCTCGAACCTAATCTCTCCGGTATTTGGATCTACAGTTCTAACCGTAGAGCTTAAAGCTGTTTGCTTGTTGTAATAAGCTTGAAGAAGATTAGCTTTATCAGTTTCACCATTTTCTCGTAATGTAGCTATCTCATTAATTGTTTGAAGCTGTGAGCTAGGCTTCTCCTCGCTCAACCTTCGCTCTGTAATGCTAAATTGATTACCAAGCCTTTCTTCAACTCCTCCTCTATACTCTAAATCTTCTTCTCTTTTTTGTGCGGCTATTACTCGGTCTTCTTCTCGAATTCTATCAGCTCTTACTTCGTTTGCTATTCTTATAGTTTTCGCAGTAGCAGCAGCAGCTTCAACATTTCCTTGCTTTTGAAGATCAAGAGAGCGATCATAAACTTTTTGTTCAGCAGCAGCAGCCGCTCCTAATTGCCTAGCTCTATACGCCGCTCTTTGATCATCAAAACTCATTTCTTCTTTGATAACAGATGCTTCTGACGCTAAAGAGGCTTGTTTTGCTTGAGCTGCCTTTACAGCAGAATCAATCTCCCCCTGACGAGCTG